AAAATCTTTCTAGTTGCTGTAGTAGCCATTAACTGTATCCTCCTGCGGGACATGCATTGTTCGTTGCTCTAGCATCGTTTGGTGATGTATTTCCAGATGCGGCACTTAGATGTGCAAAGTCGTATATATTTATCAAACCAAAAGAAGTACCTGCTATGGAGACTGCTGTTGACCAGTCTGGGAATGCAAATGTTGTCATATTCGTATATGTGTTACCTGTGGCACCACCTGTGATACCTCCATGTAGAGTTGATCCGGAGCAGCCTGCGGTTGCTGGGATTGATGTTGTATCCTCCAATGTATACGAAAAATAATTTCCTACTATAGAAATTTCTTCTCCGGTACCAGTTCCGTCATATGCACCATCACCATATGTTAGTTCTTCCCATGCAGTAAACTGCGGGATGTTTCCAGAAAATCCACCTGACCCACCACCCAAAAGTCTTGCAGTAGTACCGTCTTGATTTACTGGGGCTGCTGATATATTTAACCCCACTCCAACAGGATGTACCAGATCCTTATACAATGAAATCATTTTTTCGAATTCATCAGTACTTGGCATATTTCTGTCTTGGAAAAATACAATTACCTCTGTAGTTGCATTATCAACCAATGATACTTGTACTTCTGTTGCACCAAACAGTGTAGTAAAGAGATATCCCGCGCTTATCTTATTTCCTTTTTGGGAAATGAATCTACCACGAACATTAGAAACAAATTCTCTAATATTATCAGTATCAAGTATTTCAATTATTTCATCAGATAAAGGTACATAATTTCTTAAATACTTTGGTACTAGCTCATCTGGGCAGTTATCAATATCATAGACATCGCTAAACCTATCATCGAGTATGTACCCACTACCATTTTTAGAATATAACCAATTGTAATATTGCTGTGTGAGATCGATTAAACTAGAATTTATTTCTGGGTTATCTGATCTATCCTGCAACCATTTAGGAAATTGTGATTTTGCATTAATGTGTTCTGTTGGAAAAACTTCAGAATCAATAAGTCGTATAATATCAACAGAACCAGATCTGTAGTCTGGATTGAATTTTTGGTCATTAATATTTTTTTGTATAGCTACAAGATCTTGACCTGCTAAATCTTTAAAAATTTCTGATGATAACGTTAGTAACATTTATTTACTCGCTTTTAGTGTCGCTAATATTTCATCTTCTATTTTTACAAATGACTTACTCTCAAAGTTTGCAGTTATTCCCCTAATACCCTTTACATTTTGAGTTGTGGCATCACGTGTCAGATTAAAGTTAATTTGTCCAGTTTCCAAATCAACAGTTCCTAGAGTAGTACCAACAGGAACAAACCCGGACACGTTACGGTTAGTATGTACAACTAACTCATTATTATCATTAAGACCACCAAACAGGTCAAATCCCGCAATAAAACCATACCCTCTAAATTGTAAAGTCGATCCGAGTTCTGATACTGTTAATTTGTTTTTGAGATCTATAGTTTTATTGGTATTTCCTTCAACAATATAACTAGTTATTGAAGATCCTGTCGGTAGTACACTAACTTGTGCAGATTTCCAAGAACCATTTTCACCCGACTCTCTAGCAATATCACCCGCACGTACACTTGAGTTGAATCCTTTATTGCCTACGGGACCTGATCGGTTGTATACTGAATTGAATGCCGCAACTGCGTTATCACCACCTTCCATCGTAAATTGGATCTCCGCATTAGTCGGATCCTTATACTCAAGAGTTAGTCCTATCATTACATTATCTCGTAGCTGCTGATTGATGATCGTTGGTTGGTTTGTTATACTTTTACCTTCTTCATCAAGAAGGGAATATAGTATTTTACCCGGACCACTGTCATTAATTGTACTTGATGTATATACCGATATGTTTTTTGTAATGTCTTTATCGTTAGTTGCAATAATTCCAAGATCATTTATTGTAAGTTGATAATCTGATGCTGTAATTGGATTTTCTGTTTTATTAAAATCCCTAGTCGATAAGAATTTAATTCTGTCTCTATTAGGGGAACTATACCCGCCTGATGATACGGTATTATTCGTGACACTTAAGCCTGAGGTTAATGTATTAAATCTACGAGCATTGTTTGCAGCAGCTCCACTCGATACCACATAACTAACAAAAACTCTTTCGGTATCACCTACACCTCTACCGACCCTTGTTCCATCAGCAGCATTAAATCCACCAAAGGATATTCTGTAACCATTCTTTGTGGTTTCTAGAAAATATACTCGTTCATCTGCTGATGTGCTGGAGTCTACGTTACCTCTTCTAGTATATTGATGTACTAAACCATCATTTTCATTGACATATACACGTAAGGTCCGTACATCAATTTTCTTTTCTTTTATATCTGCTGACTGTGTATCGGTATTGACAGTGATTGGTGCCTTTATTGTAGCAGAATTTCCTTCGTACACAGTAACATTAGATCTAGATGCTGCCGCAGGAACTACTAATTCATTATCATCAGTTTCTCCAGATCCTGAATAGTTACCGACGTAAAAGAAATTATATTTTAGTCCTTCTACATCAGCAGTAAATGTACTAACATATGGTGTCAACGTTACATTTGTCTCAGTAGAAGAATTAGTAATGTCAACATTTGCAGTAGAAGATCGCACATATTCAACAACAAAACCAAGAGGTTTTACCAGTGAAACTAAATTTTCGATGCGTTGAGCAGAGTCGATAAATGATTCATTTATCATCATGTTTGAATAAAACGCATAGTACATCGTATTATATGACAACAAATCTAGCAGAGTACCTGCTATGGATCCATCAAAATCAAAATCTAAATCAGATTTAGAACTCATAAACGATTTAATATTATTTCTAATATTATCGTAATTCATTTCTCCTAGTTGTATAAAGTCAGTTGTCATTTCTATTGTCCCTGTAACGTTATTACTACGCCGTCAGATGTGTTATTTGGTATTGATGGTGTGAGATAATCATATGTAATGGTAATTGTAGCTTCCGTGTTATCTCTTTCTATTGACATGCTTCGAAAGTTAACTCGTGGTTCATATTTATTTATACTTCTTTTAATTCTTTTTTCTAGATCAATATACTCTATAGATCGCTCATTGCTTTCAAATATAATATCTTCCACGGCACCACCTAGCGTGCTCAAAGAAAATGGTCGTTCTCTATCTCGTGTAAGTACAATATTGATTATTGATTGTCTAATTGCCTGTTTATTTAACTTTACGGAAATATCATCAGTAAATTCATTTTTAGCAAAATCAAGATCAAAATCTTTGTAAAACAATGTAGCCATAAACTTATCCTTCTCCCTCAAGTTTTGTCTGAATTCTACTATCTCGCATGAGACTTAATGTCATAGTATAGTCTTGATATGAACGCATTTGGTGTCTAATTGCACTTATGAACCAAGCACCAGAGTATGCATTACCGAGTGGCGAACCATCTGACTCTAACGCTATGAAATCTCCCACTCTTATATTTAGATTTCCCGGAATTGTACATGCGGCAGTTTCTGCCATGTATAACTTCATTAATCCATTTCTGTACAATGGAACCGTTTTTGGTGTATCCCAAAATGTGGAATATGTTCTTAGTGCTTTTTGGAAACTATAGAAATTTTCTTCGTGACACTGAACATCGCATCCGTTGATAAATCCTTCTAACTCAACGGGCATATATCCGCGTATTTTGGTGTCCGAATCACACCCCTGCGAGGAAATTGATGATCTTGCCCAGCCCATTTCTGCATCGGTTGGTTCTCTAAACAGGGGTACAGCTCCGGTGCTACCAGTGCAAGGACAATTACATAATGAATTTGTGCTCGTACACCCAGAGTTATCCGTTGTTCCTTTTATGTTCACACAATCAAAATACTTTTTATCTCTTACTATACTTTTTGCGTTTGTGTTGATTTCTTTCCGTTTTATTTCGGAACGTGTATTGATTCTTCTTATTTTACTCATTCGGATGAGCACCTTCCATCGTGATCATTTTCTGAGTAGAAAATGTATATTGTTGGATCTGCGGTAATTCCAGTCAATGAACCAACGGAACCACTAGAATCACCACCAGAATCTGGGGAGGCATCGCTTCCTATACAGGGTCTATCTTCTATATCATCCCTGTCCAGATTTATATATTGACCACTTACCGAGTATGAAATGTCTAGAGTCGATCCACCAAATATTCTTGGTACATTATCAGTGCCTGTTATTCTATTCAGTAGACCAACAACTTTTTCGCACGTTGTTCCTTCTATATCTGGTGGTCCAGTATATCCGATACCATCATCGATCATGTCTTGTTCTGTCTGTATTTCTAATAAATCACTTTCTTTTAGTGACTGCATTTCAACAATAGATCCCATATATGTTGGAGGGATTGGTGTTGTTTCATCGGTGATTCCTGATGTCATTCCGCCAATAGGACTTAAACTGAATCCACTCGGATAATTAAATCCAAGTTTATTGACCCCAACATTTGTAAATGCTTTATTGTTTAAAAGTTCAACAACGTTATATGCGTTAAACAGTCCTCGTCTACCACCAGTTACTGGTATAACGAAAAACTCTTGTTCTTGGTGTACCTTATACTCTTGCTCAGAGTCATTTGCCTTAGGCAGACCCACATCAAATGTAACTCCTCCAGTCCCTCCTGCATAATCTGGTAAAAATAAAGTTTTCACATAATTTGGTCCGGTCGCAGTGTTTAAATCTATTGACTGTAGATACTCGTAATATTCTACATCCTGATCCTCAAAATCAGGTATTACATCCGCAGCAGAAATTCCCTGCGGTATGAGAACCTTTGGCCAAATTTCAACTTCAACAAACGAGTAATGATATGTGTTTTCTGGACCGGTACCACCAGATAAACCAAACGGTATAACATCTCTATCCTGTACTACTAGACCATCACTATCTGTACCATAACCACCAGTGTAACCAATCAACATTGCAGTAAATTTATCTCTACCAGAACCGTCACAGCATATTGTGTGTCTATACCTATTCCATTGCTCTTTAATATCCGCAAGGACAGTGTATGCAAATATTGCTTTTTTGCATGGTTTCCTATACTGGTTGACTACGTAGTCGATTCCAATTTCTCCAGTTTGTTGGTCGTTATATAATGGCAAATCGCATATGTCAAACATGGTTTGCCACATATATTTTTGACCCCTACCACTGGCATAATCATCATTTTCAGTTGGGAATGGTTTATTTACGTAACGAGAATCGAAGTATCCATATACCGGATCCATGAGAGAGGATGATCCCGGATCTTCCAATCCATCAGACACTAAATTTCCACCCATTAGGGGGCCTATTCCAAATTGATTTCCATCGTCATCCACATCAAAAAGATCGCTATACCTGTACTCTATTCTTTCCTGAGACAAGTGAGAGGATACACTCATGAAGTCATGGTAATATGCATTTTGTCGTTGACCAATAATTGATTGGTTATATGCGTCTAATACGTTAACATCTTCTTCATCATCTGGAGATGTTGCACATCCAGATTCTTTAATATTGTTATACACACCTGCCCAATTGGGTTCGATTAAATCATAGTGACACGCAAATGCCCCATTCTGTTGTAGATCTAATACATCACCAACGGATTGTATTGTGAAGTGTTCTATTCTTTTCTGAACGGTTTCATCATTCGTTACTTGATATTCGTGATATCCAAGACCATCAACATATCGTTTTCCATATAGACCATTTGCTCCACCTATTGGAGTAAAATTCCATTTCCCATCGGGTAATGATTGATAGAATACGTATGTTGGATTTTTTACGTCAGGTGTCCCTCGTAATGGTGTTACCCCACCATCACCGCTCGGAATATCATCGGCAGATTCTGCACTGTCGTCAACTTGACCGATGCCAGATACGTCTGCGACAGCATATTCTGCTGCTGATTTGAACAGGGTATTTAGATTTGGTATTTTCTTTTCTTTGCCCCATGGGTACAATGATTGATTCTTTTTCCACCAAAGTCCATTATATGTTGGAACAACGTTATGGTTTCCGGGCTAA